AAGTGTTGTATCTGTACTACCTACATTGTCACTCAGCCTTACTAATCCAGCATTTGTCAATGATGCAGCAGTGACACCAAGATTAGACCTGGCTAGAGGCTTATCGATTAAGTCAGAAAGATTAGCGCTTTTCTTCAATGCATTCGCAGCGGCGGCGGCGGCCTCTGTTAAACCAAGATTGTCAACAGCAGATGCGACGGCGGCGGGACCAGCGGTTGCTATTTCTGATAGATTGCTAGCTGTCTTTAAATATCCGGTTGATAAGTTAAACCAGTTGGTAGGAGTGGTATTTGGGTTGGATTTATTACCATTAAGCCTGTTTATAAATATGGTCTCAGCATCATTACCAAGTATTACCGCACCCTTTGGATATCCACCAATTCCTTCATTAAAATCAGCGTCAAATGTATTTAAAGCTCCGGCACTGAACCATCTTAATAAATTCGAAAGTTCATAAAGAATTTGGTTCATATCTTGGCCTTTAGGCGGTAATCCGCCAGCAGCCTTTAAAACCATGGTTATTGGCGGAAATCCCTTCTCGTATGACGCTGAATTATCACCGGATGGAGTGTCAGGAATAATGGCCTCTCTCTGGCCATTAATTCCAAATGGGACTGGTTGTTTTTTGGGTTCGTCATTTCTGTTCATTTATATTTCTCTGAAAAATGTTCCGTCGTTAAATGGATATGCGTCAGATGAAAATCCAAAGTATGGCGGAACTATTTGATGTGTAGTAATAAGAACCGCGCTTGGTATCGGTAATACCTCATAATTCTCAAGAATTGACACTTCATATGGGGCTAAATAAAATTCACAAATAACCCCCATCCTCATATCTCCGTAATCAACGCAAAATGCCCTCCCTCTACCTTTAAAAAGTATGGAAAGGAATTTATTTATCTCTTTAATAGTCGCAATGCTTATGTTCGAAAATGCCTTACATAGAATGAGTGTCCTGTATGCATCATCCGACAGCCTTACTGTCTCAGTTTCCTGTACTCCGGCATAGAATGGCTCTTCATTGAATGGCGAAGGGTATGACCCGCCGTCATTGGCCTCAGAGAACCCAAAACTATTGGTATCTATTGACGCCTTAATATATCTGGATACATTCACTATCTTCCCCCACACATCAAGACCAAAAGATCCGCATGTGTTTACATTCCACACCTCATTAATAAACTCATCGGTGAATTCATCTAAATTCACTGCCTGATTAAATGTATCTATTATGGAAAGGAGCTTTTCACTTGCTGAATATTGAGTTAGTACCGTGTCTTTCCAGCTCACATTAGTGTTACCTCAATGTCTGCCTGTTGAATTGTAGGTATCTGATCAATACCTGCCGTTAGTGACTGGGAAAAATCAACACCATTTCCTGAAATAGATATTGAGGATATATTCACGTAATCAGGGGAGATAGATATTATCGGTGCGTAATACGTTCCTGAGTTAATTCTCCCGCCAATTCTTGCTTTTGTTATACCGTCATACCCACCATTAAACACGGTTTCCACCATAGACTTAATTTGGCTGCTTATGTCTGATGGAAGATTTTCATTAGTCTCTATTTCAACCTTAAAATAAATTCTTAACGGCGTAGCTTTTTGCCACTGTATAATGTACTGCGGGTAGGGGGCGTTATAGTTTTCTTTATCTTCGACAGTGAACGTTGCATTACCGTTAAGATTAGCTCCCGGATTTTTAGTAGTGAATATAGCCTCCGCGACATCAGCGTCCACGCCACCATAAACACAGGCATATACTGAGTGACGCAATACCGGGAAATTTGTAGCCCCAGAATTAACTGTTGCGTCAGTCCGGTTTGACCACACATACGCATCCAAAACACCGTCAGTTGATAGCAGCGCCGCCAGCATTGCGGCGTCAGTGTTTCTGCCGTTTCGTGATACCGATTGCTTCCTTCGCGTCTCGAAAGCCACTCTCGATTCAACATCAACACCGACGACACCGGCGGCATCATTTCTTACTGCGTCCCAACCGGAAAGACCGGTGGAATAAATCTGGTTTAGTTCCCCCACCCCGCAGGGGATCGGCCCAGTGGTCTGATTCTGGAATTGGATGTCAACATGACCGCTGGAACCTATGGATGCCCCATTAATTGACTGATAGATATATCCAGACTCATCCATCGCCGTGCTACCCGCAGGGATATGCCGCCCCACGCCACCGGTGCATGTCGCAGTAACAATTGTTCCCTGCGCAGCGATCCGCTCCATGAAGTAAATGCTGCCAAATCCATCCTGAAATCTGCCAGTCGCGTAATCTGGGTTAATCTGATTGAACAGGCACAGTAATGCATCATAATTTGTGGCGATAATTTCTGTATCTGACTGAGATATTTGGCCCTGTGGTGAAGATAGCGGTTGGCTAGCTCCGCCCCCCATAGCGGCATCAAGGTCCGTTAATCTGCCTGACAGGACATCAGCAATATCAGGAACCAGCAAGCCGGTCTCTGTGATAGTTACACCGGGAACCGCTGTTTTTAACGTTGTCATAGAATTACCTGTGATTGGTTTCCATCTCTATCAGTCACCAGTATGGCCCCGCGCGTTTTACGTGTGTTTTTGTCGAAAAACACGTTTGCGATGGCTTGGCTAACAATGGGTAATTTCTTGGCTTCACCTTCCATCTTTTTGGCGATATAGCCAGCAGAGGGACGCGAGCCTAATACCTCTTCTTTCCATGGAATTCCCAGAGTATTGTCGTAATAACACTCACCAGAAAAGACTAGACAGGCAGAAGCTACATCTTGTGCGACTGCATACCCTCCATCTGTAATGGCAATATTCCCATCACCATCGAGCATCAAATCCCACGTATCGGGATCAAGCATTAAGGTTCTGTATGTCATACCTGATTGTCCGTAGCGTTAGATGTGATAGTTGATGAGCCTCCCTGAACGTTTACAACGTCATGATCATGAGAGTTGTATTTGTCTCGGAGCTCTTTGAGTGACGCAGCCTGTGTTCCGGCGTTATCTGTTATGTTTCCGTCTGCCGTTATATTCCCGGTGACATGCAACAGTGGCGTTGTCATTTCAACCCCATCAGGAGCAGTTATATTCGCCTTTGAGCAGGTTATATTTACTGGGTTGGGGGATGTGATATTTATCGCACCATCTGCAAACTCAATGAACTGCGTTGGCTGACCGTTGAGGAACCCGCCCAAATAAAGCGCATCTGACTTGCTGTGGGTTCGACTGCTACCCGGAACGGACTGGGTAAGATTGGCTCGCGCTACTGAGTTGTCCCTGTCACACACAGCAATCATTCCAATATCACCAATAACTGGGTTCATGATGATGGCCGACCCGCCACGCTGTAGACGAAATACCGGGATATTGTAGATTATGCTGTTCGGTATCATTGACCCGGAACGGTCTGTTCTTGAGACTAACGGGATAACATCAACAACTAAATTTGGAGATCCCCCCCTCACCCCTTTCACCTGAACAATCTCAATAAAAAACAGACCCGCCATTAGCCTTTCAAATGCGTACCCAAAAGACTCTGCATTACTTGCTTGCGCACCGCTTGGGGTAAAGGAGTTATCATTCATTTTTATTTTGATCCTCTGCTCTTGCTTCACTGGTTCTATACGCGGTACAGACTGAGTGCCACGGCCCTCCTGGAACCCAGGATGAGAGTTCACTCCTCACGGTTGAAAGTTGATATTTCCCGCTGGCATTAGGGAGTTCGGTAACCATTTTAATAAACCTACCAATAACCAACAGAGACGAATATTGGGTTTGAAACATAATCCCGCCTGATGAAAATATGGGGTAGCCAATAAGCCCATACTCCTTTGATATCAGTGGAATTATTTCATCACGCGTGTTTTTTGTAGGCCAAAAGTCAACATTTTTAGGTGGGGTTGCCGACATGGCGACGCCATAATCGACGCATATCTGATGTAATTGATCGAATACGCTACCCTCGAAGTAAGGGCTTCCTGATGTTGTCATGCCATTCATTTTATGGAAGGCGGCACGATATCCAGCAGCGCTGCAAATTGAACTAATAACGTCAGTTAATTTTTGAGCGCCATTTACAGAGAATGGGCTTGCGGTCATGTTTTGCAGGTCAGCGCTTGCGGTAGCTGATATCATCAAACTACTATCTGGCGCGGCATTCATGTTTGCTACTGATGAAGTCATCCCCCCAGAAAACACGACAGAATCATCAGCAAATATCACCACGTTTATTCTCTGCGTGTCTAACATGTTCCCATCAGCGCGGCCAGATAACGCGGCCAGCATATCTAACCCAAGTCCGTATATTGAAATGTCCGCCGACGTTCCCGCCCTCCCTACCACCGAGTTCAATGAAACGACAGCCTTTACATTTTTTATGGAGAGATTGTTATTCCCAGACTTATCAAATGAACCGGTAAGGTTGGTGAAGTCGAAGCGGAGAGAATGTTGCTTATACAATGTCTGCTTCCTCCAGGTAAAATAGCTGGTATCTGCCCCCTAACCCATCCCATTGCGGATCATTCTGTCCATCGGAATCCAAGAACAGGAGATCACCTTTAAACCCCAGGTATGAATACCGCACCATGCGATTCCCGAAATAACACGGCACGCCCTGCATGATAGGGTTTCCGTCTACATTCAAATCCATATAGATAGCGCTGACTCGCTGTATCAGTCTGATGTCACACCGTTGCCCACCAAGTTGCACGCTGAATTCTTGAGATTTCATCGGCTCGATAGATACTGTCATCATGGTTTGGTCGCCTCTGCAATTTCTTTGGTTAGCTCTGCTGCTTTCTGAGTTGCACTACTCACAACATCAAGCGCTGGCTTCTTTACGGTGTTTAAGGCGCTTTGAAATCCTGTGGTGATGGTTTTGTCTACGTTTGAAGCAATATCTGACACGGACGATTTCAGTCCACTCCACGCTTCGCTTAACTCACTTACCGTTGATGGCTTAGCTCCCGCTGGATTCATCGTGGTAGCCCCAACACCCATGTTACTTTGGCTTTTTTGGTCACTTGTAGGCTTTGTATTTGCCTGAGCGCCAGACAGAGAAACCTCCATCTGCTGCATGACCTCTTGAAATTCCAAGTAAACAACAAGCAGCGTTACCCCCTGTCGATGACTAACCTCATAGGAATGCCCCACAAGGTCATAACTTTCTAATGTCTCCTTTGGCGTCTCAATGTCATAGATCCCCGTAGCTGCCAACATTTCCTTGATGGTTTTCAGCGTGTCAGATTGACTGGTAAAAGTAAGGTCAAAGATATTAGGGATCGTGCTAGTGAAACCGGTCATTCCGGAGATAATGATGGCGCAACGAACTCGAGAAGGGTCTTTCACCTTATTTATAGCCTGGTACTTTCCACTTTCAACAGGAGCATTCGTTATTTGCGCCCTTCCTATCGGCTGAATTGACGCCATGCCGCTAAACGTAAGTGCAACCGTAGCCTCACCATGCTTGCGTATCACATATGACGGGTGAAGCACGCCATTAATAATCGATAGCGGAGATCCGCCACCAATGGCGTTAAATATGTCGCTGACGTTTATATCTAAAATGCTCATGGTTACCGCCAATAAAAAACCCACAGTTAAGTGGGTTGGGTTCATAATCCAGATATGGATAATGATGTATTAAAAGAGCTTTTTCAGCACGACGTCATTTACCGCTTTCCACGCTTCAGCAGGCCATGACTTGACGGTGCCGTAGGTTTCGTCTGGGACAACTTTTGGCTCCATGCCATTAGTCTCACACCATTTCTTCATCGGCCAGTGACCGTATTTTTCGCCAGTAACACGCTGCACGGCTTTAATGGTCGCGTGTTTCTTACACTCGCCAAGCTTTTCAGCTAATGCATTCGCCTTCCGCTTTTCTGCGGATGCTGTTGCCATCGCTGTAGCTTCGCGCTTTTTACCGATCCACGCTTTGGTTACAATCGCCTGATCACGCTGCTCTGTGATGATGCGGTTCTCTTTCACCTTAACCAGCAAATCCTCAAGCGCCTGCTCATAAGTGAGAGGGATGCCGACATTCTGCCGTGGGTGGAAATATGCTGTTTCCATCCGTTCGAAAAAGTCCCACGCTTCATCGGTATCGACAATCTTCGACATGCGGGCGGCCCCCTTTTCAGTCCAGAGGGTAAGGCTACGTGCTTTGTTCGAAATTTGTGCGTCAGGATTACTGACTCGCAAATCGGCCAGCTCATCGCCAGTGACAGTAAAGATATGTACGCCTTCAAAAAAACGCTCACGATTCGTATCAAGGTTGGTACGAATGTTGGTTTCTTTAGTGCTATATCCTTTCGCCAGCGTCTCAGTGGTCACAACTCGCACACCACTCCACTGAATCACTGGAAGCATGTCAGGATCGACAAGCAGGATGTTGTTTGCTACATTTACAGCAGTTGATAAAGATTGTTGCATGTAAGACTCCAATCATTAGTTGATGTAAGCCGCCAACTCCACATTGGCGGTTTTTTATTGCCTGTGTTCCGGCAAGATTAGTGAATCTTTTTCTTCTTACCATGCTGATTAAGGCTTATTTCTAACGGTGATGAAAAGAAAGTCATATCACGCAGCCTTTCACTTATGTTCCCTCTATTTTTGTACTCCATCAGCCTAAGCGCCTCTTCTAAACCATCGCGCCACATTTCCTTGATTGCGCGTAAGTGGATGTTTACACCCCTGGCATTGTGTAAGGCTATGTCGAAATCGAATGCAGGGTAAGCATTGCCCTGCCCCACCTCCCGATCCAGCACATCCAATGCCCATTTACGAAATTCCTTCGCTACCGGAGTGGTAGAAAACATCGCAATTAAATGTGCACCACGAATACTGAACAGACGAACCTTTTTGCGGTAATTCCCTGAGGTCATCATTTCGATGACCTGAGTCATTGCTGGACTAAACTCATCAGCATTACGTGAAAATAAAGTGCTGATGGACTTGCTGCTTGAATACTCCAGCGCTTTTGCCAGCTCGGAAGAGGTTAACCAGATTTGCCCTTTATCTTGCACAGCATTGAACTTAGTGTTGTGGAATGTCAGTTGATTATTCGCTATACTTTTCATGTCGGTTACTCGCTTAAGGTTGCTGACAAATCGAGGCCCTGGCTATTGCAAGTAGTTAGGGCTTCACTATTTTGATGCTGCACTCGACCTTTCCTCACGCAGACACCGCGCTAAGCGCTGCACAATCGCAGAATTGATAGAAATCCCATCCATTTCAGCCATCCGGCGAATTTCTTCCTTCATTAACTCAGGCAAGCGAAGCTGAAAGCTATCGTTCTTACGCCCGGTATAAAGAACATCTTGCATTTACTTTATCCTCTTTCAGATAGCATCATTTTGATGCCTGACATCATTATGATGTCATTGTGGGTAATGTCAATATGATGCTACCGTGTTTTATATAAATAATTACGGCCCCTGAAAATGACTGAAAAAGATGACCCAAACTTTATAGAGCGATTTACGGTCAGGATGCCTGACGGAATGCGTGATGCCATAGCAGATCGAGCCAAGAAAAATGGCAGATCAATGAATTCAGAGATTGTGCAGATACTTCAAGATGCTCTGATAAAAGAGTCAATCTTTGGTGATATTGCTAATACTGAAATCGAGCAGATGGAGTATGACCCAGACAAAGAGATAACATTAACTTCATCTGAATTGAAAGATTTCCTGAAAAATGCTGCCAAGGGAATTATAGACGACGCCTCAGAGCAAATAGCTAAGAATGCTACGGAAGCTACCCTTAGAGGGTTGCTTGAGATTTATGACCTTGTTCCGAAGGATGAAAAAATCCCACCTGACCTGGAGAAATAGATGGAATGGATAATAGGAATCATTGTTCTCTTCTTCATAGCGTCAATGTTCAAGCCCCGTAGATGCAGTGTGTGTGGTACTGGTTTTAAGAAAAAATACTTCACGTGGGAAATTGACGGTAAGAAACAGCACCTATGCCCATACTGCAATAGCAAAATGAACCGTAGAAACAGCGATCGCCATTTTAAAAACAAATTTGGCTAAGACAAAAAAGCCCACATAAGTGGGCCATATTGCGTGTTATTGCGTCAGATAATGGGTAGAATCAGTAAAAACATAAGGATATTGATATGAAAACATGTATACGCTTTATTATCCCACTGCTCGTATCAGGTGCGTTCTTATCAAGTGCGTCCGGTTCGGACAACCTTATACCATCCGACGAGTTGACCAAAGAGGCGGGGATGGCTTGTATTGGTTTGGCTCAAAAACACTCCGCTGAATCAAGAAGATTTAACCCTGATGACATGAAAGAATTCATCATTGAGCAGACAAATGATTGCAGAGTGCTTTTATCCTACTCTATGTTTAAGCCCAAAACGGCTGGTGTGATTTTGGATAAAATTGAGTCAGATTATGGAAGATTCTCACCAGATGTATCAGGCGAAGAAATTAAATTCCGCAATGATTTTCATAAAAACATAATGTTAGGAGTTCAAAAGGCTGCAAATGATAAGGATTTTCGTGACGAGATGGTAACTCTTGGTGGTTTTGCAGTTGCTTCACCAGCACACCGTAATTTTTAGTTACCGCACAGCACTGGAAAATACCTGGTTTGTCGAGGAGCGACTATTCATCTCCTTGAACCCTTCAGCTAATTTTGATGCTTGCTCTGTAGTTGCAGTTACTTTCACTTCGCCAATGCTTTGAGTATTGTAGTTGTTGGTAACGTTTTGATTTGGGGTGTTCATTCCTCCCACTCCATTAGCAAGTTGTTGTTGCGTTTGGTAGTAACCAGCATACTGACTTTTGGATGAGTTTCCGTAATCTAGCCCACCCTTCCAGTTTGAATAACCTTCGTGTTTTGCCATGTTGGCGCTTAGGCTAGCCATGACAGATGGGTCAGATAGATCTAACTTCTCATTAGCGCCAGTGCTCATAGCTTTCGAAATCTGGGCTATATATGACTTGGTGTCATTTTCTGAAGGGGGTGCCCATTTACTAATAATACCGTTAATGGTATCGAGTTTATCCCTAGTGTAATAAGTGGATAACTGATCTCTAGCCGCCTTCCAGCCTGAACCTTCATCTGTGTATTTGGCAAATCCACCCGAGTCTTTCCCTGCATTACCTTTTGTCTTTAGATTGAGAGGATTAAAGTTTCTATCTGCCCGTGTCTTACCCACAGGGTTTGTTGGTGTGTCTTTATTTTGATCATCATAATCAATACCAAGCAATCTCTCGACAAAGTGCTGCTGGAAGATAAGTGGCCTTTGTTCGTCTGGGGTGTCTTTATACTGTTCCTGAACCATCTGGCCAAGCAAGGCAACCGCAGCAACCCCACCAACACTCTTACCGCTAAGTAGTGCCATTGCAGCAAGAATTCCTAGGGCATTACCCGCCCCCCCTACTGCTTTCACGAACCCATCTATACCATTACCAAGGCCCTTGAAGAAACCAATAATATCGCCCTTGTTATTCTTCAGCCATTCAAGGAACTCCTTTTCAGCTTGCAGAACTTCGGGGCCGAATGTCGCCATCAGCTCTTGTTTAACTTGCGCAAACTGCGAATCAAGGGCTTTAGTGGTGGCAAGAATATTACGCTGGGCCTCTTCCTGCTCCTTGGTCATCTTCCAGCGTTTTTCTTCCTCAGAAACCATCTGCACTGCCTTGCCGTTTTTGATGTCCCCGGAAAGGTTTGGGTCGTAGCCAAAAGCCGCAAGAGTCTGCATTAACTGCTTCTCGCTGTGATCCTTTCCATATTTCTGAAATTCAGCCAGCGCATCTTCAGACTTGCCACCCAACTTATGGATATCGATACCGGTCCTTGCGCCGGTGGTTAGTAGGTTCTGGGCTTCAGGAGTCAGACCACCAAAGATAGTGGGGTCTTCCAGGTTGGCGAGGGCCATTTTTGCGCTCATCTGAGCACCGAGAAATGCGCCTCCATTCTGTCCAATACGGGAAAAGCCATATTGGGTGCCAAGTACATTGCTTGCACTCGTTCCTAGCATTCTCCCCATATTACTGGATCGGACGATGGATTCAGCGGTGCTTTCAAAAGCGCGATGAATACCGATTGCAACCGCAGTCATTACTCCGCCGACAGCCAGGAACCGCGTTGAAAGCCCAAGCAGTCCACTAAATGCCGTACTCAGCCCCTTCACGGCGGCTGATGCTTTATCAGTTTCTTTCGCCGTTTTGGACATTGAAGTAGTGGTTGATTTATCAATCGCTGCCGTTAGCCCCTCGATCGCGCCCTTAAGGTCTTTCGCACCCTCTTCGACCTTTTTCTTACCAGAGAGAAACTCCTCGGTTTTTACAGTAACTTTGTATGCCAGCTCTTCTATAATCACCGGAGTCTCTCCATATATTGCTGCCAAGCTCTTTTGTTATGACACTCCACCGCGATAAGCTCCAGCAGGTTAAACGCATCGCGCACAGACAACTTCTCCTGCAAGTCAAGATAAGCAGCCTTGCCTGAGCAGATAATAGAACTCATCTGTGCGGATATGTTGACCGAGGATACCAATTTAGACGGCCCCTGATCTGGCTGAATGAATGGATACTTTACGCGGCTGCGATGGTTAAAAAATCGAAGTTTACCCCGAAGACTTTATCCATCAGAGTTCGAATGGTTGAGACTTCTTCGAAATCGATAGACTTAACTTCACGAATCTGCCTACCTCCATCATGCGTAATAACAATTTGCACGGTGGACATCAGGCGATCTCGAAGCTTGCGGGATACGTCAGGTGATGCGGCGCACAGGACATTAATCCCAACTGTAGCCAAACCAGCACACCCCATTGCAATAACATCGGCGGGGATGCCGGAAAAGTTAGCCTCGCCCATTGCTCTAAAAATGTCCTGAGCCAGTTCATCTGCATCCCATGCCGACATTTCAGTGATAAGAAATTCTTTACCCTTATCTCGGCCTTCATCTTCAACGATATATGTAATTTGTTTTCTGGACATTATGCGGCGCTCGGTGTGCAGGATTCAAAGTGGAAAATGGCTGGGCGTGGTTGCAATACCCGCTTACCTGGAGGCGTAGGTGTCCACGTAAAAAGCACACCATTCACAAAGTTATACTTGATGTTTAGCGCTGGGATGGTCAGCACTGCGTTACAAGCAAACTTCGCTACTGCGGTTCGCTCGGCTGCGTACCAGTCGCCTATGAGCTGTGCGGCGTTAGACGTTGCCATTAGAGTAATGGTTAGCTCTGTGGGGTTGAAGATAAAGCCAGCGTGGTATTTACCATCTGCTGACATCATGTCCTCGGCGTTCTGCAATGCGCCGGTATCAAACATATCTTCAGCCGCGTAATCATCAACATCGAACCCACCAGGGTAAAACGATGGCACGATGATACGCAACTTCGAGTTGGCACTTGTGATGTCTATTGGCATTGATAAGTCCTTAGCTTAAAGATATTATTTGTACTCCAATATATCAATGGAGGTTCATATGGAATTGAAGGATTTCTTTGAGATAGACCACGTCACTGGCGACTTAATAAGTAAGCATTACAGGCATGGAGCCGGGCCAGCTGGACACAAGGTCGGATACCATAACAATAAAGGGTATTTATGTTTTTGGCATAAAGGCAAAAGATATACAAATCATAGAGTTATATGGGAAATATTAAACGGTAAAATCCCTGACGGACTTCACATTGACCATATAAATGGCGTTCGTGATGACAATAGGATTTCTAATCTTCGGCTTGTAAAAAATAATAAAAACTGCCAAAACAGGAAGTTGCAGCATAATAACTCAACAGGCATTCATGGCGTATATCTGCACAAACGGAATAACAGGTATTGCGTGCAAATATCATCTAAATCTGATGCACGAAAATGCTACCTTGGTTCGTTTGATAACATTTTCGATGCAGCATGCGCAAGAAAGTCGGCAGAGAATGAGCTTGGTTACCACCCAAATCACGGAAGGCCTGAGTAATCGACTTTTTTAAAGAATGCTAGTCGAAGTCATGTCGATGCTTTGAATCAACTGCCCGTCGACGTAATAGAAGATTGCACCGTCAAGGCTGCGCTCGGTTCGTGATGCACCTGTTTGCTGAGGTATGAAGAAGAACCAGCCCTGCGTATACAGCACATTGGAAATGTCGGTTCCCACGGCATCATTGACGATGTTTATTTGCGCCTGATCCAGTGTCACCCCTGCGCGAATAGCACCAAAGTTAATCGCATTGGTAGCCACATCAATAACAGCGGCTGATATGGATGCATAACCACCGGCATTGAATGCGTATGAGGCATTATTGGTGAACAGGTTAGCAAATGCCGCTACTAGGTTTGCATTAATCCATACCTGGCTAATGAAGCTATCCAGCCAGAGGAACTTGCCGGTAATTGCGCCATTTGAGACGTAATTAGCCATGGTCTTGTTCTGCCCATATGCGCCGTAAAAATTGTAACCGTTCGACTCAAGCGCCGCTGCCGTGGCGTTGTCAGTTACGTTTGGCGCGATACCTGCGAATGCCCGAAACTTGTAAGAGACTCGGCCATTGGTTCGGTTAAAATTAAGCGATGCAGAATAAGCCAGCGCCAGCACCGCGTAGAGATACGAACCATACACAGGGAATACGTTCTCATATCCATTCGCAATGACTACGCTTTGAACGAAGCACGATTCATTATTGGCAACCGTTGCATCTTCTGATGTGTCATACATCGAGTAGGCGTAGCGGTTAGTTGACGCACTTACCCACGCGCACAACTCTTCTTTTTGTTCATCAGTGAGATCAACCAGGCTGGCGGTCATCACCCAGTCCTGATTCTGATTTACAATCGCGGCCATTGTGTCGGTGATGCTTGTTACTGCCGCACCGGGTGAAGTTGTTGCGGCTGTATCTGCGGTCAACTTCAATGCGGTTGCTGCCGCGCCCGGAACAGCTTGTGACACTTCGCTGTTAGCGCCAGTGGTAGCTGACCGGATAATGAACCTGCTTTGCACTGGCAACCAGTCAACTTCGACGCCACTACCAAACGCAGTGGCAATTGCTGCTGCTGCGTCAGTGAAGCTTGTTACGGCTGATAGATTAAGAGAAGTACTGGTTTTCGATGCTCCATCGAGCATTAAAGTAATCGTCCCAGTAACTCCCTGTAGTGCAGCGATTTTAACGCCTTTAAAGCTACCAGAGAGCAGCCAGCCAGCTACAGGTTCTTGCACCAACCGCCCAAACAAAACAGCACCCGGTCGAACAGTGGCGTTGTCATACCCGGACATATATAGCGATGCAGCCAGGTATTCTTTGCTGGTTGTGCCAAAGGCTGCGCCAACATCTGCCGCGCTGGTAAACTCGGAAACCTTACCAACAGGCAGTAATTCGTTATCGGATAAAAGAAGACCGTAAACATCCAGCGCGGTTCCGGCTGCGTTTACAGTGGAAGGCGTGATCTTAAAGTCACGCGATAATGGAATTTTGCTCATTGAGTCGCCTTATCAGCTTGTTCGATAGAAAAGTTAACCGCGTCGAAATAGTCCTGCTTGACGTCGATTGTGATGTGAACCTGAAGTGAAACGGTCAGCATGTAGCGCTCTTGCCACTGATTTTCAGCATTGATCATCGGTGCCTGAATTGCTTCGGTGCTGTATAGGGGGGCGACCCGACTGTCTATGGCCTTGATTGCGTCATAGGCATAGCCAGTGCGGAATAGCGTCTCCAAAGCGATAGCCCGATCCCCGGCATTGCCCCCGTAGATATCAACCTGAATATCAGCCTGCCTAACCTCAGTAAAGCCAATGGCGCTTGTTGTTGGCGAACCAGTATCTTTCTTGATTTCTCGGTTGGTTGAATGACGTTTAAATCGCAATGGCGTCAGAATGCAAAACTGGCCCTTATCCATCGGCACCCGGTTAGCCTGTGCCTGTTCACACTTACCAATGAATGGCTCTGCGAAGTCAGCCAGCACATCAATCACGTTATCAATGGTCATATCATTCATGGCGTCACCTGCAATTGGACAAGCAATCGGCACCAATCTGGCCACAACTCAAGTGGTTCAATAACAAGCCATTCTTCACTGCCAATAATAAAAAGGTCACCGCCGAGCACTTTTTGACGGTTCACGCCGTAAAAATTCCCATCAACATGAATCGATTTGAGCAGGCCAGATATGTTTAGCCCGTCCACATGCTTCAAGTCACCAGCGGATAGAGGCTGCAACTGAATGGTGACTGGTGCGTCAGGGAGATACTTAGGGACTTGCTTTCTGCCATCACCATTAGTGAAACCATCAGACCGGCGAACAAGTGCAGAAATAAATGGGTTTACGCGGTTAATGGCAGGTTTAACTATCCGATGAAGGTTCAATTTCTCCCACCTCATAGCTCACGTCGCCAAACATTAACTTCGTGTCTTCAAGTGGCTTCGTTGATTGATTCGGAAATTTCTTTCTCGTCCTGCGAATGTGGATCGTCACATCAGAAAGCTTCGGCTCCATAAGGGATGCTATAGATTCCTGTACATCTCCTTTGATTTGGGCGCCCACAACCTCAAGAACTTGCGTGGTATCAATTCCAGCGCGAACCCCCCTGGATACCGTTTCGGCCCAATCACCAGACTTTTCACTTATCGCGTTACGAAAGAATGGGCGAGGCGGCTGGTTATTGCTGGGGTTTCCGTACTCGTTGATTGCCGCAACCATTGCCACGCTAGTTCCGTCTGGATATGTAGAACCATCAACAAAGCCAACCTTTACTTGCTTGGATTCCAGAGATTTGCTGACCTGCTCCAGAAACTCGGTTATCTTCCCCGCCATAACTCACCCCGGATAGTATTTCGCCATGCGGTAGACTTTTGTTGCCTGCCAGAAATCCATGCCATATGGGCTCTGCGTGTACCACATGTAACGAAATTCCACCGCCCCAGCATCAAAGGAAGCTGATGCGCTTCCCTCAGATGCTGATGCCAGGCGACCAACAATTCCCGAACCACCGTTACCTTTATCGTCACCAAATCGCATGTATGCCAAATGCGCCATAAGCATGTAGAGCAGACGCTCGCGCTTTATGACGTCATCGACTAATGAGAATTCAGAGTTGTTAAGGTAATCGGTGGCCTGTTCAAACAGGTAAGGGAGTTGTTCGTCGGTTACATTGGAGAACTCAGGGAACATAGCGCGGAATTTCGTGATATTTAACACCACGATTGCCATGCTTAATCCTCTTTTTGTGGTTCCACGCCGCCAGTGGTTTGCGATGCTTGCTCAAGTCCTGTCTTCACTTTCGCTCGTTCAAGGCTTGCATCTTTAGCTGACTCCTCATCAGAAACGGCAAAGATAATCCCGTTTTTAATGAACTTAGAGTCAGCGTGATTTTTTTCGAATGCTTCCCATGCTTCTGCAGGAACATCCTTCGTCATGCCAAAGCCATTTACCAGCTTGGATGTGTTAGCCCCCGCCAAGGTAATGACTTTATCTTCATGCCGAAACGACAAGCCGCAAGGAAGTTTACAGCCGATAACATAAGTGGATTTTTTAGCTGCCATCTTAAACTCCGAGCATTTGAGCGAACAGGAATGGCTGAGTGATTACCGCGCCGTAAGTGGTGCCGGAGTGCTTCTGTTTCCAGCTTGATGTCATAGTGATGATTGGATGTGCACGAAGCTTATCACTATACGCACAATAACCAGCCTGCTGACCTTGGGCAGTTTCAACGAACATCTGCACTAACTCACCTGCGTCAGTGTCGTACTGTGGCGCTACTTCAATACGCAGATTGGTGAAGGTATCTTTCACCATCTTCTCTACGGTATTACCGAAGATTTCGTTAGCGCGTTTGAACCACACAGAAGCATTAGGACTCATCACCAGAACCAAAGGTGATGCCATATCCACGCCGTCACCTACCGCACCATTAGTGCGAGCAATCAGGTCTGCATACAGATCAAGGACATCGTTGTAAATATCCACTACCTGCTTATCTTTCCACAGGGTTTTACCATCAACAGTGGCTGGAGTGATTGGTGTTGGCAATGCAGGGTCATTCAAAATGCCGTAGTTGCGCAAGCCTGACACGCCGTAGAAGTAGAACTTGTTCTGCGCCTGATTCAGCGTCCATGCAGCCGCACGTTGCTTCTCTGCCACATAGGGCAACATAGCTAAACCATAACGCTCTTGCTCCAACTCGCCATAAGTGACCATTGTCTGATAGCGATATACCTGACGGTCTTCCCAGCCAGGAGTTACTTGGTTCCCGCCTTGTTCACTGTAGTCATCATAGGCCACAACATGACCAGATTGCTCAACGCGCTGGATCATCAATGTATCTTGAGCCCACGCACCTTTTTTCTTCTCGCCCAGAATATCGACAGCCTTTTGCTTGGCGAAGATAGTACGGACGATTTCAGGATCAATGAAGGAAGAAACGATTGCCGGAATACCGCCGTTAGGTGGCATACCTGGCTGGACATCAGCATCCATTGCAAATTTAGTTACTGAGGATGGCAAAAAAATGCCACGCGATTCGGCTTCCGCTTTAAAGGCTGCGAAATCAGCCTGAGTCAGTTGAGGCATTATGCTTTGCTCCATGTAGAGATAATCAGTAGGTCGCCAACAGCAGCAGGGCTCGCTACATACCAGTCTGTTTCGATTGCGCCTGAAACCGTCGCACCAGCGGCATCAGTCTTCAATGTACCGTCAGCTAAAACGGCAAATACCTTCTGACCAACAGTGGCAACCGTTGCCGCGATAGCCCAGAAATCACCACCAACGACAGGAGATGCTTCACGTCCTGCTGGGATGGTCATGCTATTGCTTTGCAGATAACCGATAGTGGCATTCGCATTGTTTTGTACGAAACCAACTGGCTTTCCGGTGCCGGTGTTATCCAGTCGCAACGGATTGGTAGCATTGCGCCATGCGAACCGTGCCATGATTAGGCCGTTAGTACCAGCCTGAAATGCTCCGGGTCCACCGGCTGCGGCGATAATTGGAGATGTTGATGCTGGCTGTCCTGCCTGACCGACACCGGAGTAAAGTTCTACGTTTTGTTGGAATGACATATTATTTGCCCTCGAAGTAGTTTTTCACGGCAGTGCGCGAATCGTGGCTAATTGGCGCTGCGTCATTTGCCATCGCAGGGCGAGAGTAAGCTCTGAACACTGATTGAAGTGCGGCTGATGGTAATGTTGCGTGGTCTGTGCATCCCATCTGCTTCAGCGCGGTCCGGTAAACTTCATCGGCACTATCGCATGCTAAGTCGCCAACCACGGGGCGAACATCACGCTCTGCCTGACGAAGCGCGGCTGCGCGGACTTCAACGGCTTTAATCGCTGAATCCATAGCTAATTTACTGTCATTTGCCATCTTCTCTTTATCGGCTCTATCAGCCTCATCTTTGGCTAATTTGTCTTTCTCAGCCTGCTCCGCTTCGTCTTTGGCTAACTTTTCTTTTTCTTCGTCGGTCATCTCGTCCTTCGCTGTCTTGGGGTCTTTCTCGTCGTCTTTGATGAGCTTCTCCACGTCCTCTTCCGCTTTCTTTACAGCTTCAGGGTCAGCATCGTTAGCCATCAGCGGCTTGAAGATGCTCATGAGTTGTTTGATTTTTGACATCAGTTTGAGTCCTGTAGGTAGTGAGTCATATACAAATACATCCGGGCCAGCCCGGCCACTTGGCACGATTGCCACATGGTTACAAACGATGTCACGCATAACGCCATCGTATGGTTCGCCCTCGTACTCGCCCGGCGTCATGTCGAGCCGATAACGGTATGAAGATGAGATTTCACGCTGCTGCTTGTTCTCTACGCCGATAATGGAATTCACATCCCAAATAACGAGAGAGTTTTTCAAATAACCATCTTCGAACACGGCGTTGCTGCCAGTAGCTCCAATGATTGATTCTTTCGGTGGGTTTAATATGGAAACGGCAATATGCGTATTAAGCAGCGGCTTGTTGTTGAACGTTTCAACTGCGAGTTCCAATTCTTTCGGATCACGCAGCAGGCGATAGGCTTTATCAGGATCTAAGCCATGTTCTTCCCAATTAGGTATCTCTTTGCCGTAGTAGACGCAGACGTTAGCCTTACTGATCGGCGTCAGTTCAACATGAAGCATCCCGTCAACGTCATAGCGGCGAACGCTCGCCTTATCGAAGGCAAACTTCACATCTTTCATGGTCTTTCCTGTTTTCAGGCGATAAAAAAGGCCACCTAAGTGACCCATTTAAAATGGTAGAACTGGCTTCCACGTACACCCGCAATTCGGCTCTTCACCCGGCAATACATACTGCCCTTTGTCGCCGATGGGAAGCCCCTTATCGAGGTCGAACTCCCGCCCGTTAGCATGAACGTGCTTCTTGCGAGGTTCGCTACCGCCGCCGCTGTGTAACCAGATGCCTTTCGTTATTCCTGCCGCTTGCTGCCTTGCGCTGGATAGCGCACTGGTAGCCTTTCTCACTTGGTCGCGGGCAATGAACTCAGCGCGTCTGCGCGTGATGCCATGCCGCTTGCCAAAATTGGCTTCTATTTCGTCAGCTAATCCCTTTCGGTCACCACCTCTCGACACTGCCCGATACACCATACCCTCTACTTCTGTGAAGTATTTCTCAGGGATTGAGCGAATCAGCGACACGTTTTCAGCAATGATGGCATCTACCTTCTCAGTCATTGCCGGAGTCCACTGCATGTTGATGGTGATCGCTTCTTTCCGCGCAGCAGCCAGGAGTCCACGATCTACAGCATTCTCTGTCTTCTTGAATAAAACATCTGAAACAGGCAATGCCTTGTTGATGAAGCGGTCTACCCATTTACGAGCCAGCGCATCGAGTGCACGCTTAACCAGTTGCACAGGATTAGCATCCATCGCCAGTTTAGAGTCTTCTGCCAGCGGATTAGCCAGGATGATTTCCAGCACCTGCCGCTTAACGTCATCATTCATCTCGCGGATTTCAGCCAGCAACTCCCGCTGATACCACTTGATATTACCGGCGTTATAGTTGACCGCCCGAAGGCTTTTACTCCTCTTCGGTTTTCGGTTCATAGTCACCCTTCAGGTTTTCGAAGCCTGCTCCATCAATACTCTTCAGTGCGTCACGGGCCTCTTCAGAACTAATCAGCATGCTATCAGCAGCAGCAACCACGGTTTCAACGCGAGTCTTGTTGGTGTTGGCACGGTCATCATCGCTGACCTCATCAAGCGGTTTAAACTCGAAGTAGATGTCGGGTTTCAGTTCGCCAAACTCTGAAAGCTGGATAATCTTGAAGATGTTCTCAATGGCTCTGCGATAGTCCAGTTCTTGCGAGCCGGATATCGTTTCGTGCCACGTCTCAATCTCAGCATCCCCACTGGCATTCAAACCTGCTGGGGCGTTACCAAACATCTTCAGGTTGGTGGTGCGTGATGGTATGCAGAGTTGCTCTTGGTAATTCGATAGGATGCTTGACAGCTCACTCAGTGATGTCTGCATATGAATCAGATCCTCTCCAGTATCGAGAGCCCATATACCAAAGTTATCCTGATACTTGGTGAACATTTTAATGCGCTTATCAAATTCACCAGGGATTTCTAACCTAGCATCCATATCCGTCTTCAGCGCCCGCATTCGAAGAGTTCGAAGAATCTTTATCACGTTCTTCTTCGCATCTCGCCAGTCAACAACGTAATCCTCCATTAACTGCGTCAGCGAAAGACCGCCGAAGTTATATGATGGCTTTAGAATGTCGGGCACTGGGCGGCTAACGATATCGATGAATCGAGACTCATGCACCGTATCCCCCATCACGAACCATGCTTGAGGTTTGTAGAAATCTGGCCTAAGCGGTTTGTTTGAGTTGTACATCGCCGGATAAACCCAATTAGGGTCTACGCAACGAAAGCCTTTAAGTGAGCCTTTAGTTATCTTGCGCGGGTCTAGAAATAGGGGTTTTTCGTTCTCAAGGTCATCGGCGCCAACATCAATAAAGATGTGTGCCACGCCATACTCTGAGTCCTGCCTTACGGCTTCGTGAATCAAGCGCTTAATGTCGTATTTGGTCAGCGCCTTATCCATTAGGTCGATATCAGGATCACCCTCTTTATTGCTCTTCACCTCAATCCAGTTTCGCGTCATCTCGTCAGCCATGATGGTATGCATGTTCGCATACTCAACCTGCTGAGACATTGCCGCCAAAATCGGGTAGCCACGAAAACCAGAATATTCACCACCAATCGACATGCTGTTGATGACATCGTAAGGCGTGGAGTCCATCGCTAGAGCAGATTCTTTTTTGCCTTCTGGAATAACACCTGGTAGCGGTTCGTAACGCTTAAACTGAGCAAATGGCTTCTCGTCATTCGCAGCGGACGCCGCTTCAAGATGCGTGTTTGTAATCTTCGCCAGTTCCCGCCGAGGTGATTGCACGGCTTGAGCTGCTTGCACAGCCTTCTTTCTTGTCATTGCAGTATCTCGTCAGGAATATGGAACAGCACACCGGACTTACCTTTCATCTCAGTGATGGCGTCCATCATTGGATCAAGTTGGTCATCGTGCGTGTTGAATTCTGGGTTGATAGCTTCCATCTCAACCAAAAAATCATTGATAAATGGAGCTTCTTTTGGGAGCTTGATATACCCAGACTCGATATAACCTTGCGTATCCATAAGGCGAGTGTATTTGTCCTTGTCTCGCTGGATGGCCTTTACAGGGCATGTGGCATCTTTCCGAATGCTTTGAATTAATCCGGTGCCAGAAGATTTATCTTCTATTGCCATGTGGCGTAGCGGGCCATTCCTGAGTTGTTTCGATTTAGTCCAGAACGCGACCGCTCGCCTTTTTAACTCGTCCGATTCCCACTTACCGCGGATCATGTCGATGAGGTACATGTAACCATCAACACCCAAACCCCAGTGCTCGAAAACAGAAAAGTCGTTAACCTCTTTTATTTTTTGCGCGGTATCACCATAAACAGCACGCCATTTCATTACCGGCAATTCGCTGTATTCGCCAAACCAGTGAGTCTTTATCAACCCTCCACCTTTCGCGGTTGGGCGCTGCTGATACAATGCATTCCATACCAGTGATCCGCGCTGCTTGGCTTTATCCACAAATTCCTGCGGCATACGCTCAGGGAACAGGATTTCGCCAGGCTTGCGTAAGAGGTAGGTTTTTCCGTCAAGCTCATGCACCTCTTCTTTCTCAGCCTCCATCGGGAAACTGACCACGCGCCATTGCTCGCCACCCTCCTCTGCCTTTTTCAGCAACTGGCCAGCAAGGTCATTCTGATGCCAGCGGGTAAGGATGATGATGATTCCGTTTATCTTCGGATCTGCGCGGGTGAAGAATGTTGTGTCGTACCAGTCAATCACCGATTCCTGATACGTTGGGGAGGATGCTGTTTTGTAGTCTTTTGCAGGGTCATCGATGATACCGATATTCATACCCTGACCAGTGATGCCACCGTTAACGCCAGCTGCACGATATGACCCACCGTGAATCTCGCCTTTGCCATTTGTTACTTCCCACAACTCTGCGGTGCGTATAGCTCCACCTGCCCCTGTCCTGCCAGATGGCAACGCAGTATCAGGGAATACATCAGAATATTTCTTCGAGCCAACGATGCGCTGCGTATCACGAGACATTCGGTTGGCAAGATCAGATGAGTAAGAACAGGCGATTACATTCCAGTCTGGGTGCTTGCCCAGTACATAGGCGGGGAAGCGTCTGGATGCCTTCTCACTCTTACCAGAACGAGGTGGCGCAAATATCATCAGGCGCGGCATGTTCCCTGCTTCGACTTCAGCCAGAAAGTGATCGAGCTCAGCCGATAACAGTTCATTGAACCACCCGGTCTCGTACAGGGGATTTGTATAGAGCGTAAACCCCATTAAACTCTCGCGGGCCTCCGCTATTGCCCGGCGCTTGAATGCCTCAAGAGTCTGCCTGTTTCCCAGAGAGCTGTGATCGATGTCGGCCATGACCAAGCTCCTTAAGGCGTTCGTCTAATTCTTCTTCGGTAATGTCTGAATACTTGATTGGCCCACCATCTGCACCGGTGCTTTCAACTTTCAGCTTGTTGGTGTAAGCGTCTCCGCACTCTTTGGCTGCCTGCTCCATTAGTGATGCGGCCAAAGCCATGTTTCTCATACCCTCAGCCTTAGTCGTCATCCTGTCCAAGACGCGCAGGCGATACGCTTTATTAGCGATGGGTATATCTGAAATATCACTCTGGAATCGAGCCCGTGTTGAGTGGAATAAATCCACCCACTTCTTAGCCAAATTCACGCCAGCAGCTTTTGTCGGATCGTGTGACGCCACATGCTGGCGGGTTATCTGAATAGAGAATTCATTTTGTACGGCCTCGACTATCTGAGAAGGCGTATCGAAGCACGCAAGCCGCTGGACAATGAAGGCTTTCACTTCTGGCTTTAATGCAGCCATACTTTACCGCCCGTATAGATGAGTATAAAAATTAAGCCAGTTTCATGAGACACGTTCCACATGCTCTGGCTATGTTGATTTTCGCCACTTCAGCGGGTTTATTTGCTGCATCGACGAGATCCTGAACATTTGCACTCGCACCGTATCGACGGACAACACCGACAAACTCTTCAACGTCATGACCGCGCAGCTTCAATGTCGGCTGCCCTTCTTTGTTGAACTTGGGCGCGCCGTATTCGTCGGTAGCATGACCGATGTGATAAAGCTCATGTTCTATCAACGCACAGAACTCAATGTCAGAGCATTGAGCGCAGTAATCAGCAGCCAGGGTAATGATGAATGTCGGCACATCACCGAACCATTCGAACATTTGTTGTTCCATTCGGGCCTTTTGCCAGCCACCGGCTCTCATTGCTACCTGCTCGGCTTGACCAAGAACAGTTCTACCCTGCTTTTCAAACGCAGATGATGCCCACATGATTTTTATGTCAGCGTCAATTAAGTGTCCGTGGTCGGGATTGTGTAGCTCGCCTTCGTCACTGAGTATTTGGCTGTTAACCCACTCAAGAACTTCAGTGGCGGGGACTAATTCAATGTTCGGTCTGAACTCATTGACGAATGATAATGGCGGATATGGGCGCTTCATTTGTGTGTCTGAATTAGCCATAACAGAATATTCCGCTGGTTGGTAAAGTCTCAGCCGCTGATTGGCTGACACCTAGATATGTAAAAACATCTATAAGATTCTGTCAAAGGCACTTCATGAGCACCTTTTGCAGAGTTTTATAAATCGACCGCATCCCCAACAACCAACTCGCTAGTAAGGCATTTGTCAGTTAGCCAATCCCAGTTCAGTAGAGCGGCGATGATGAGAACCCACTTCATACGGGGCTTGACCGTTACTTTATATGTCAGTGTTCCAACCGCCATCCTTCGTCCTCTTTGATTTAATGGTCGCCTGTAATGATTGAGAGCCGTTGTGAAAGTGGCTCTCAGTTTTTCTTTTAGCTGGCAATATCGAGCGTTAAC